GTGCGCTATAAAGGCAAAGTTACAGCTCGAGTTGGTGCGACCCAGTGGGATAATTGGGCTCTATTTGGCTTTACGCCAACGGAGTTCATACCCACAGCCTGGGAGTTACTTCCCTGGTCGTTCCTTGTGGATTACTTCACCAATATTGGTGAAATTATCAGCAGTGCAGTTACGTCGACCGCAGACGTCAATTTCGTGAACAAGACTGTCCGTCAGGAGACCGAGTATTCTGGTCGTGCTGTGGAGAATCTTGCCGCGACTTTTGCCGGATGGGGTCCGCCGTACGTTGCATCGCTGAGTAATCCCCTTGATTTTAAGATAAAGCGTAGGGTCGTTAATCGGACTGCAAATTCGGGGATATCTCTCCCGACTTTTCAGTTGAGTGCCGACCTTGGGAGCGGTCAACTAATCAACATCGCCGCTCTCTTGGGAGGTGCACGAGCTCTACATCCTCAACAAGTTGGGAGAAAGCGTTGATAACGTTCTATCCCTTCTTATCCTGGAGTATATGCATGAGTTTTACGCTAACGAGCCCTATTACGGGCACAGCGCAAACTGGTTTAACGTCTCCGACTTATACGCTGACTGCAGATATTGCCCCCGATAACAACGGGAAGCAAAATGCTGTGACGGCGTTGGGTGGGACGCAGACCGGCGTGACAAGTCACTCTGTTGCATCGCCTTTCACTCTGACCTTTGTTCGTCCTCGGGTATTCCGGAGTCTTGGAAAGCCGAATCCGACCACTGGTCTTGTGAAAGATGTTCCGCGTAATTCTTACAAGCTGATCACCCGCAAGGGTGTCCTTCCGTTGACGGGCCAACCGTATGCTAACCTTCAGATCACAACGATTATCGATGTGCCTGCTGGAAGCGATACTACGGACCCGGCCAACATCAGAGCAGCTCTGTCAGCGCACATCGGTGCTCTCTCTCAACAATCAGCTGGGACCGGAGACACTTGTGTCTCTGGCATCATCTGATCTTGATTTAGAGCTCAATGCGCTAACTGACGGTTCAGTTTCTGAATTGTAAGTTGCGTTACATCTGGAGATGCTATGCGTGATTACGCTGGTACTTTACCAGTTTTACTCGAAGCTGATCTGTTTAAGGCTGGGTGGAATGGGACGTTAAATCCCTACCCAGGGATGAACTCTAAGCAGTTTGCGATGCAGTCCCTGAGGAAGAGCCTTCTCAAGAAATTTTGCGAGAAGACCCTACCTTTAGCGGACTGTGCCGCACTGGAATTATTCTTAAAGATTAATTCCAGATGCAAGGAGTTCAAACTTGACACACACAGCCTTACCAATGTCGAAGCTATCGCAATCGGAGAAGCAAAGGATTTTATCCATCGCTTCTTTTATGCTAGAGGAGAGAATTCATATAATATCATGGATTCCTACTCTATCACCGACGGCTTTGGCCTCGGCAACGGAGCCAACATCGGAAGTTTCGGAACTGACTTTCTTTCGAAAGTCGGAACCGGAACGATGGCGGCAACATCATCATCTCTGCATATGCTTTTCTTGCAGGCTATCTCTAATGACCCTATCTGGTCTGACGTTGAGTCTATCAGACGAGTAAATCGGGACACCGAGGTAGTTCGAGGAAGTCGCTTAAGTTTTGTACCTAAGACGACGGAAATAAGCCGGACCATATGTACTGAACCCGTCTGTAATATGCTTTTTCAGAAGGGTATAGCTAACGTTCTTGAAGAGCAGCTTCGCAAGGTGTGTTGTATTGACCTTGCAACGCAGCCCGATAAGAACCGTGCGCTAGCTCAGCTCGGGTCGATAACGGGAGAGTTTGGTACTATCGATCTCTCCTCTGCTTCCGACTCGATGTCTCTCGGATTGGTTCGCGAGTTCTTTCCACGCCAGGTTTCGGCCTGGTTTGAATTGACTCGTTCGCCATTAGCCATCCTTCCAGATGGTTCCGAGGTTGAGTTACATATGGTGTCTTCAATGGGGAATGCTTTTACGTTCCCTTTGCAGACGTTATTTTTCTGTGCTTTAGTCTATGGCGCTTATAGGGTCAAAGGTCTTAAATTCGACCGGCCCTATGATCGATCGCTGGGCAACTTCGCCGTTTTTGGCGATGACATAATTGTGGTGCGCGAGGCTTATGACCTCGTTACCCGCCTTTTGTCAATTTGTGGCTTCAGCGTTAACATAGACAAGTCCTTCAATGAAGGGCTTTTCCGTGAGTCCTGCGGCCGTGATTTCTATTACGGTTGCGACGTCCGAGGAGTGTATATTAAGCAACTCCTAGACGTTAACGACGTGTACTCTGCTATCAACAGGCTGAACTACTGGTCTGCGAAGCATTGTATCCCTCTGCCATCTGTCGTTTCATATCTTCTTAAGGGTAGCCGGCTTATGCCGGTTCCTTTCGATGAAATGGACGTAGCTGGCGTAAAGGTACACTCTTCGCATTTGAGAAAGGTCGTAAGAAGTAAGCATACTGGTGGAATACTTTACCGGTATTTGCATATTTCCGAAAGATCTTTCTCAGTATCAGATGTCAGTCAGCATCCTCCGAAGCTGCGCGGGTGGATTAATAACCCATCCGCCGTTTTGTTGGCTGCTTTAGCAGGTACCCTTAGGTCCGGTAAGGTCGTCACTCGTACTTCACGACGATCTAGCCGAGTTAAGCGGAGGTATAGTTCACGTTGGGACTATATCCCCGCTGACCAGGAGTTATATCCTGGTTTCGGCCAAGTATGGAAGTACTTTGTCGAGCTAAACCTTAATCTTTCCTAGGTTTGGCACTAGAGGCGAACTTTAGCCTCCTCCGGGATACAATTTAAGAAGCC